CCGAGGACGGCGACCAACCCATCAGCGACTACTTTGGCATCGCGACGCTGAAGACCGCCTTCCCAGCCGACTCGACTATCGACCAATACTGGACGGCCGAAAACGCGACACGTCAGATCGGGTTCTTCACCTCGACGGGCTCCGATAAGACGACTCGCCGTAATGCGCTCCGAGCCGTACTCGAAACGACGGCGGTCGGAGGCCTGTGGCCGGAATCCCAAGAGTACAACCAGGGCACAGTCCACTACATGCTCATGGGCGCAGAGGCGGTCCGGAGCGCGCGGGGTGGTGATGACTACCCCGAGATCACGGCGTGGATCAATAGCGCCTGCGAGACGTATCTGCACGAGTTTTCTCCCGGCATCAGTCCTGCGAGTCAAATACATACCTGGTCGGATACTGAAAAGCCACGACTTCTAGAGACTCACTACACCTGGCGACTGGCAGCCATGCTAGCGGGCGCATGTCAAGGAATGGCAGCGGGTCCAAGGATTCAAGACTTCACAATGGATTGGATGGATGCGGGTGCCCTTAATCCCCCTTCAGTTGCTCATCGCTGGTGGTATCTCTTCAATCCCTACGCTACGAGGGGCGATCACACGACCACTACAAAGGCCAACTTCACTATTGGCTCTGGACATCTGACAGCCCGGACTGGATGGACTGCGAACGACCATGTCTTGTGGGCACATTTCGCAACGTGGCCGAATGCAACGCCAGCCCCGGCGGTCACCAAGATGGACCACGCCCCTGCGGCTTGGGGACAGTTTGAAATCTGGGGTGAGGGCGAGTTTAAGCTGACGCATCCTCAAGGCTACGGTATCCCCTCGATGGATTGTCGAGGATCGAATACCGTCTGTCTTGCTGGGCATCCAGCCGCGAGCCTGTTTGGGCCGCGTGAGTATCGCGGCACTCCGGTTTGGGAGAATAACGAGACCGAAGGCTACACCTACTTTGCAGCCACGATGGGAGGGCAGCTTTACAAGACCGCTCAGTACCTGATGCCACCGACTTTCCTCATGGAGGACACGCGGTCTTTCATGTGGTTCCCAGACAAGGACACGATCATCACTTACGACCGTGCCAACGCGAAGGATCCGGTTGCGTTGGGGGGCATGGAGGGGTATTCCGCTGCGCTCAGAGTGTACATGGAGGCCATTCCCGCACTGAAGTACCTGAACGTACATTCTCAATTCCTGCCAAGTCTTCAGAGCGGGTACGTCGGATGGACCCTCGCTTCAGGAACTCAAGTGCGGGTGAATCATCTCCTTCCTGCTTCAGTCAACCGGACAATCGTGAATGAAGCCACTGCGTGGGTTGAAGGGTTGATCCCTCCATTTTTCTTCTTAGGCTACTGGCCTTCTGCCGCCGAAAAAGATTATCACGTCCGCATTTCGCCCACCACAACGCAGCAGTGGGACACCTTTCTAAACTGCTGGGATTACGACGCTGGCACTCCAGTCGCCTGCGCGCTCGTGCAGGACACCTCGAACAAGGTGGACTGCGCCCTACTAGCTTCTGGCACGACAAATCGCCTGGCGTGTTTCAATGCTTTGCAGGGTCCGGACATTCCCAACCGCACGCTGGTCGGACAGTTTGGTTACTACACTGCCGGGGTTCCTGCGATCCTCGACAACGTGCGGAAGCGGGTGACCGGCTTCACGGTCGTCCCCACATTCGCAGGTGGGACCACCACGAAAGTCACCATTGCGGATCTCGACACCAGCAAGACCTGGAGTTACCAGATCAACGGTGGCGGCTCAGTGGGGCTCACGCCCACCGCCGCTGGGGTTGGAACTATCGCCTTGACACAGACGGGAGCGGTCACCATCGCCGTGTCCACCACGGGGGTCGCCGATCTCGCTGTCTCTACCACGAGTCCATTTCCGAATGGAACCCAGGGAGTTGCATACAGCCATTGCGCCACAGCGACGGGCGGACAGCTTCCCTACACCTGGACCAAGTCTGCCGGCACCTTCCCAACCGGCCTGACCTTGACCGCGAGCACGGGCTGTGTGGCCGGCACTCCTTCAGGCACCGGCCTGTCCAACTTCACCCTGCTGGTCACTGATTCCCAGGGAACCCCGGACACGGCCAGCCGCGCATTCGATCTCACTGTGGACGCAGCCACTAACCCAGTTCTGATCGAAACCACCTTTCTGCCGGATTGCACCGTGGACGTTGTCTATCCCACGCAGACGATTGCCGTCAGCGGAGGAACCGGACCCTATACGACGGCCTTGGCTCCAGGCAGTGGCTCATTCCCAACCGGCCTGATCCTCAACGCCGATCGGACCCTCACGGGCACGTGCACGGTGCCTGATGAGTTTACTTCCACCACCGTCCGAGCGACCGATTCCGTTGCCGCCTTCGACGACCAGGACTACAACATTCGGTCTTTGTTCGCCATTTCGGACGGGCTCGTATTGCGGATTCGAGACGTAGGCTCGACCTTCGTCACTGGCGATTTCGGCGGTGCTGGGTTGGCCTACGAGACAGACTGCATCGTTCGCATCGGCAATCAGACAGTCGTCACAACCGAGGGTCCAGCCCGGCGAGCATTCACGTTAAGCCTTACTCCCTCTACGACCTACGTCATGACAGCATCGTGCGACGGCTACGCCTTTGTCTCTCAGGCGACCTTCACTACCGATCCGACCCCGACCGGGCCTGATCGGGTCGTGCGAATTGACTTGTTCCCGTCGCCAGTTCACCCGACAGCAGCACGAGCAACGGTGTACTACGACGACAACGCAGCTCTGAGCTCCCCATTCAGCATTCAGAACGTGTCTTGCAGCGCGGCCTGTCAGGTGTACTTGACCTTGCCCGCAGGAAAATGGTTCTTCATGGTTCAGTGGCAGACGAGTGCGGATGTTGTGTTGGCCTCGAGCACAGTGGACCTCCTGGTGGTGAAGTGAGGAGGGCGCCTCAATAGATGCGCCGTTTGTGGTGGTGGTTCCTGGGGGACGGGGACGCGGCTCCTCCGATTGCGACGTGGGCCCCCGTCGCCAGGCCCTCGGGCGGGAACAGCACGGTGCTCCGCGCAAGCACCACAGAGGCGTCGTAGGGAGCCATGGGCGTCTTCGTCCTCAAGCTTCGCGACACCCGCCCTACCCTCGAGGTAGAGCTCCACGATCCGGCCCCTATGGGCTCGGCCCCGGGCACGCTGGGCCCCGTGCACGACCTTACAGGCTCCTCTGGCTGGAAGCTCCATATCCACCTCGAGGGCGGCGTGAAGGTGGTGCGCACCATGACCCCGGACGCGACCCTGCCCCTGGGCATCCTCCGGTACACCTGGGCCACCACGGACTGGGACGCGGCCGCGGCGCCGGACGCGAACGGCTCCTTTCAGGTTGGCGGACTCGTGGCCGGTCCTTCCCTCCCTCTTGTCGTGGGCACCAGGGAACACCGCATGGAGTACGAGGTGGTCGGCGCCGGTTCCGCCCGCCTCACGTTCCCCAACGGGGGCTACGACACGTTGCGCATCATCGCGGACATCGGGCAGAGCTGAGCATGGGCACCCCCACCCCCCTACGCGGCATAGGTTCTTCCGGCCGATTTATTCCGGCGGGTTTCACCCTGCGCCGACTTTCTTCAGTCTCCAAAGGTCATTAGGGGCTAATGGCTATTGCGCTGGTAACGCGACGCGAGCTCGCCGCCCTGCCGGATCTCCCGGGCCAGGTCGGGCCCGTGCACATGCAGACCATCACGAAGTGGGAGCGCGAGGGTCTGCCGGTTGCGAAGCGCGGACGGAAGGGAAAGCCGTCGCTCTACAAGGAGGCGGACGTTCGCACCTGGCTCCAGGCCAGAGACGAGGCGGCAAAGGGCCCGGAGACCCTCGACCTGGTCATGGCCCGCTGCCGGAAGGAGCACTGGCAGGCGATGCTCGCCGAGCAGACGCACCAGGTTCGCGCGGGCAAGCTGCTGCCCGCCGACGAGGTGGCGAAGGTCTGGGGCCTCGAGGTCGCCGCGGTCCGGGCGCGCCTGCTCGCGTTGCCCCAGACGCTCGCCTCCAGGGTCCACCGTGCCGGCGCCCTCGATGGCGAGCCAGGCGTCGAGCGCGTTCTCCACGACGCCGTGCGCGAGGTCCTGCGCGAGCTCGCCGGCGAGATGAAGGTGCCCGTGAAGCGCCGAAAGAGGCGCGCGGCATGAGGACCGCTGCGGCCTTGCGCCAGACCAGGACCGACGCGACTGCGGTTCGCGTCCGTGCCGGCTTTGCCCCTCCGCCCGAGTTCACCGTTTCGGAGTTCTCCGACCGCGAGCTCGTGGTCACCACCGGGCCGCTGGCGGGCACCCACTGGCAGACGTCCTTCGCCCCCTATCAGAGAGGCATCCTCGACGCCTTCCACGAGCCTGGCGTCGAGACCGTGGTGGTCATGGGCTCCTCGCAATGGGGCAAGACGGCCTGCGCCGTCAACATTGTGGCGTACCACATCGGGCACGACCCGTGCCCCATCCTCGTCGTCGAGCCCACGGTCGACCCGATGGCGAAGGACTTCGCGCGGAACCGGCTCGAGCCCGTGATCGCGGCGAGCCCCCGACTCCGAGACGTGGTCAGCAAGAAGCGGGCAAAGGACTCGAGCAACACCATCCTCCAGAAGGCCTTTCGCGGCGGCTCGATCGCGATCGGCGGTGCTAACTCGGCCGCCTCGCTGGCGGCCCGGTCGACCCGGCTCCTGGTCCTGGACGAGGTGGACCGCTACCCCGCGGAGCTGCCCGGCGAAGGCAGCACCATGTCGATCGCCATCAAGCGCACCTCCTCGTATCGGCATCGTCGGCGGATCCTCATCCTCTCCTCCCCGACCCTGAAGGGCGGGACCATCGATACCTGGTACCAGCGCGGCGACCAGCGCCGCTACTTTGTCCCGTGCCCGTCCTGCGACCACATGCACGCCTTCGAATGGAAGAACGTGAAGTGGACGGCCGATGACCCGAACACGGCGCGCCTCCACTGCCCGGCGTGCGATCACGCGATGGGTGACGCCGAACGCCTGGCGATACTCGCAAAGGGCGAATGGCAGCCCGCGGGCAAATGCCACGAGGCGAGCATCGTCTCCTTCCACCTCTGGGAGGGCTACTCGCCGTTCTCGTCTCTCTCCGACATCGTCGCGGGCTTCCTCCGCGCCCGGAAGCTGCAGAAGGCCGGAGACGCGAGCGAGATGCACACCTGGCAAAACACCACCCTCGGAGAGCCGATCGAGCCAGACGCCGGCGACGGAGCCGAGCCCCACGTCATCCTGATGCGCCGCGAGGACTACGGCGAGCACGAGCTGCCGGCCGGTGCGTGCTGCGTGACCATGGGCGTCGACGTCCAGGACGATCGCCTCGAGCTGCTCGTGGTGGGCTGGGGCCCGGGGGAGGAGTCGTGGCTCGTCGACCGTCAGGTCCTCTACGGGGACACCGGGGGGGCGGACCCCTGGAAGGCCCTCGACCAGGTCCTCGATCACCAGTATTTGCACGCCAGTACCCAGCAGCTGCCCATCCAGGCCACGTGCATCGACTCCGCTGGCCACCGGACCACGATGGTCTACGACTACGCCGCGCGCCAGGCGGCGCGCCGCGTGTTCGCCGTGATCGGTCGCGACGGTCAGCGCCCACTCGTCTCCTCTCCTTCACAGCGGAAGTGGGGCCGGCAGCAGCGCCAGGTGCCCCTCTACACCATCGGCGTCGACGCGGCGAAGGCCCTGATCGTCTCGAGGCTGAAGCTGAGCGAGCGCGGGCCCGGTTACGTCCACATCCCCCACGCCGACTGGGCGGATGAGGAGCTGGCCGAGCAGCTCACGAGCGAGAGGCTCGTGACGAGATTCACCCGGGGCGTGCCCGCCCAGGTGTGGAAGAAGGCTCGGGCTCGTAACGAGGCCCTGGACTGCGCCGTGTACGCGCTTGCGGCGCTCCGGTTGCTGCACCCGGACTTGACGCTGCTCGCGCAGCGACTTCTTGACCCGGAGAAGCCGGCGCCGCCGCCGAAGCCGGACCGGCCGCGCTGGCTTGGTCCACGCCGGGGTGGATGGCTGCGATGAAGGAGGAACGAATGGCGAAGACGGAAAAGAAGTTCAAGTGGTCGCGACAGAACAAAGGGGCCGAGAAGAGGGCGGCCAAGCGCGCGACGGCCCGCAACAAGGCCGACAAGGCCCTCGAGGGCAAGCGCAGGGGCGTCAAGGCCACGGCGAAGGTCAGGAAAAACCGGACTCGGTACCCCCGCCTCAAGCCAGGAGCGGACCAGCCGGCTACGCCGAAGGGCGCCTCTGCTGGCATCCCCGCCCCGGTGGGCTACACCGACGAACCGGCGTCGTCCTCTCCGGCGCCCCTGGGTGTGGAGCAGGCCGAGAAGGCCCACAGCATCGACGACCCGGCGCCGCCGCCCGCGGTGCAGGATCCGGACCCCAACTCGGGGACGTAGGCAGGCGAAGCGTCGCAAGAAGGAGGAACGAATGGCGAAGCCCAAGGCACCTAAGGAGATCAGCATCACCCGCGAAGAGCGGGTCCACATCCGCTTGGCCCTGGAGGATCGGGAGGTGGACTACGTCGTCGACGTTGGCAGCGACGGCCTGCCCCGAATCTATACGGCGCCGCAGCCGTCGGCTCCGGTTCAGGACCCGGATCCGATCTCCGGCACGTAGATGGCCGCCTGGACCCAAGCCGACCTCGACGCTCTCGACCGCGCCCTCGCCGACGGGGGCATGGTCAAGAGCCTGACCTTCGCCGACCAGACCTACGAGTTCCGTGACCTCGCCGAGATGCTGAAGCTCCGGGCCGCCATGGTACAGGCCCTCATGGTGGACGCGGGCACCTCGACCAGCTATCGGCTCGCGGCCACCAGCAAGGGGGTTTGACCATGAGCCCGATGACGCGATCTTCGTGGCTCGACCGCGCCATCGGCTTTCTCGCCCCCCAGGTCGGACTCCGGCGCATGCGCGCGCGCGTCGCCGCGGAGTTCCTCAAGCGCCACTACGAGGCCGCGGCGGCGGGGCGTCGCACGCAAGGATGGAACCGCTCTTCCGGCGACGCCAACGCGGTCGTGGGCCCTGCGCTCTCTCGACTGCGTGACGTGGCCCGCGATCTGGTGAGGAACAACGGCTACGCCGAAAGCGCGCTCACCACCATCCAGGACCACGTCGTCGGATGGGGGATCGTCGCGAAGCCCAAGAAGAAGAACGCCAAGGCCTCCGACCTGTGGGAGCAGTGGGCGGAGACGACCGCGTGCGACTCCGACGGGATGAACGACTTCGCCGGCCTGCAGAAGCTCGTTATGCGCACGGTGGTCGAGTCCGGCGAGGTCCTGGTCCGGCGCCGGTTCCGCCGGCCCGAAGACGGGCTGCCGATCGCGCTGCAGCTGCAGGTCCTCGACCCCGACTACCTGGACACCCTGAAGACCGGGGAGGCCGTCCCAGGGGGAGGCAGGATCGTCCACGGGGTGGAGTTCAACGCGATCGGGCAGCGGGTGGCCTACTGGCTGTTCGGCGAGCACCCGGGTGGGGAGATGTCCACCAGGACCACGTCGGTCCGTGTGAGGGCCGAGAACATCCTCCACGTGTTCAACCAGATGCGCCCGGGCCAGGTTCGTGGGGCTTCCTGGTTCGCGCCCGTCCTACTTCGCTTCAAGGACTTCGACGAGTACGAGGACGCGACGCTCATGAAACAGAAGATCGCGGCCTGCCTGGCCGTCATCACGAGCGACGTGGACGGGACCTCGCCCGGCCTGGGTGCGGTCGACTCCCAAGACCCACTGGTCGACAGCCTCGAGCCCGGGATGATCCTGCAGGTGCCGCCTGGTCGGTCGATCGAGGTGGTGCAGCCCCCGGCCGTTCGGGAATACTCCGACTACTCGAAGACGTCGCTTCGCGCGATCGCCACCGGGCTCGGGATCACCTACGAGGACTTGACCGGGGACTACTGCATGGCGCCCGAGACGCGCGTGCTCCGTGCCGACCTCCGATGGGTCAGGGCCGACGAACTGAAGGAGGGCGATTCACTCGTTGCTTTCGACGAGGATCGGCCGAAGGGCAAGGGCCAGCGGCGAAAGTGGCGCCAGTCTTCGGTGGTTCGCGCGGGACGGAGAGACCTGCCTCGGGTGCGCGTGGTCACGGATAGGGCCGCGGTGACGGTGAGCAGTGAGCACATGTTCCTTTGCGTCGGCCAAAAGGGATACGGGGTCATGGCCCGTTCCGAAGAATCCGCGGTGGACCGCAAAAAGGGCTACGGACACCTCTGGGTCCGGGCAGATCGATTAGTGCCTGGCGACAGGATCGCCTTCTTGGCCGAGCCGTGGGAGGACGGGACCTCTCATCTTCATGGCTATCTGAAAGGTATAGCGGACGGCGAAGGTTGTGTAGACAAGAACAGCGCTCAGATTGGAATCTCCCAGAAGGCGGGCGCCGTCTGCGACGAGATCGGCGCGACTCTCCATGGCTGCGGGTTCAAGGCCACGCTACGCCGCGCCAATGGACAAGGCGTCGTAAGGGAGTGGGAGCTGCTGGGGGTGGCGCAGTGCCTTCGATTCCTTGGAGAGGTCAGGCCGACGAGGCTGCTGACGAAGGCGGCTTATCTCTACTCCGGGATCGCGATGTCTGGCGGGAAGGGAAAGAAGGGCGCGCAGACGCACGCCGTGGTTATTTCGGCCGAGGCCGAAGGAGTTGGGCCCGTCGTGACCCTTGAGACGACCACGCACACGGTGATCACCGAAGGGCTCTGCTCCCACAACACGGGAATGCCCTTCTCGGCCGCGCGCATGTCGCGGATCCGGCACTGGGACCGCGTCGAGGACTGGCGGTGGCGGATCATCGTGCCGCGGCTCTGCGTTCCGGTGTGGGAGTGGGCCATGCAAGTGGCGGGCATCTTCGGCCTGAAGGACGCTCCCGCCCAGGCCGAGTGGACGGCCCCGCCGGCGCCGATGGTGGACCCGGCGAACGAGGGGCTCGCGTACCAGCGGAACATCCGGACGGGGATCATGACGCTGTCGGAGGCGATCCGCGAGCGAGGGTATGACCCGGAGACGGTGATGGCCGAGATGGCCGCCGACAACGAGGCCCTGGACAAGCTCGGCCTGGTGCTGGACTCCGACCCCCGCACCACCACCCAGGCCGGCCAACCCCGGGAAGCGCAGCAGCAGGCCGCCCCGCTGGCGCCGGAGCCGCCTGTAGAGCAGCCCGAGGCCCCGCCGCCGCCGCCAGAAGACGATCCCGCGGATGAGGAAAGGGCCCGCCGGCCCCGCCCGAAGAGATCCAGGAAGAGGAGATAAGCCATGGTGAAGGGCAGCGAGCTAGAGAACCCGGAGAGTGACATGCACCTCGTCAACCGGGCGCCACGTGGGGCGAAGGATGGCGCCGAACCCACCGAGCGCGTCTCCGCCACGGACCTGGCGAAGCTGAAGGCCCTACACGAGCGCGTAGCGGCGGCCAAGGCGGCGGCGCCCCTTTCGAAGGACGACGCCCCGCACTGCGGGGACTGCTTCTCGCGCGGGTGGCGGGCGGCAGTACGGGCCATCGAGGGGGCCTAGTTGGCCGAGCTCACACCGCAACAGGCCACCGTCTTCGCCGCCGTCTGCCACTACTACGAGTCGGTGGGCAGGCCGGCGCCGGCGGCCTACGTCGCGGAGAAGCTATCGATCACGAGGCAGCGTGTCGGCGATTACTTCATCCGGCTCAATGAGTTGGGCTATCTCCGGGCGTCCGGCTCACCAGCGGTTCCGGCACGACCCATGCCCCGGCACGACCCCTTGACAAAACAGCAACTCCCAAACGGTCTGGAAAAAGTAGATGGTGTCGGCGTGAAGGCCCGCGTCGTGCCGATGCCGCCTCTCTCGTTCCGCGCCGAGGTGTCGGCCCAGAGCGTCGACGACGCCGCGCGCACGGTGGAGCTGATCTTCAGCACCGGCGCCGGCGTCGAGCGCTACGACTGGATGAACGACACGTCGTATCTCGAGACGCTCTCGCTGGACCCCGCCCACGTCCGCATCGACCGGCTCAATGCCGGGGGGCCACTGCTGGACGCGCACAGCGACTGGTCCTTGGCCGACATCCTGGGCACGGTCGTGCCGGGTTCGGTGTCGCTGGCCAAGAAGCAGGCGCGGTGCACGGTGCGCTTCTCCAAGCGCGAAGCGGTGGAGCCCATCTGGCAGGACGTCAAGGACGGGATCATCCGCTCGGTCAGCGTGGGATACCGGACCTACCGCTTCGAGGAGACGCCCCCCAGCAAGAACAACGCAATGCCTGTGCGCCTGTGCACGGACTGGGAGCCCTTCGAGGTCTCCATGGTCCCTATCCCCGCGGATGCGGGGGCCATGGTGCGCGGGAAAGAGCGGCCGAAGGTCGACTTCAATCCTTGCCAGATCGTCACGAGAAAGCTCGAGGAGAACAAGATGGAAAACGGTGAACAGCTCTCGGAGACCATCGTCGCGGATCCGCTTCCGCCAGCTCCCACCACCACCCCCGCACCCGCGACCGAGCCCAACGAAAGGGACCAGGGCGTCTCGGCCGAGCGCGAGCGCGCGCAGGGCATCCTGCTCGCTTCCCGGGCTGCGCGGCTTCCGCAGTTGTTCGCGGACAAGCTAATCGCGGAGGGCACCCCGCTGGTCAAGGCCCAGACCCAGATCTTCGTCGAGCTCCAGAAGCGGGGCGACGACGGCGTCGGGCCTGGCCGCGTGCCCAGCGGAGGAGGCGCCGGCCCCATCGTCGGAGACGACCCGCTCGTCCACCTGCGCAAGGGCATCGAGAACGCCCTCCTGCATCGGGTGGCTCACGACATCAAGAAACCCGACGGCACGCTCGCGTTTCCGCTGACCGAGCAGGGTCGCAAGTACCGCGGCATGAGCATGCTCGACATCGCGCGCGTGTACCTGCAGGCCCGGGGCATCCGGACCACCGACATCTCCAAGATGGAGCTGGCCGGGCACGCCCTGGGCCTCACCAGCCGCGGTGGCATGCACACCACCTCCGACTTCGCCCTCCTCCTGGCCGACGTGGCGTCCAAGACGCTGCGCGAGGCCTACGCGGAGGCACCGCAGACGTTCGCCCCGATCACCCGCCGGGTCACCCTCACCGACTTCAAGCCGAGCGCCCGGCTGCAGATCGGTGACGCCCCGGCCCTCCTGGAGGTCAAGGAGCACGGAGAGTTCACCCGCGGCACGATCGCCGAGGGCAAGGAGACCCTGCAGCTCAAGACGTTCGGCCGCGTGTTCGCGATCACGCGGCAGGCGCTCGTGAACGACGACACGGACGCCTTCAGCCGCGTGGCCACGATGTTCGGGCGGAGCGCCCGGACCCTGGAGTCCGACCTGGCCTGGGCGCAGATCACCAGCAATCCGGTCATGGGCGACGGCGTGGTGCTCTTCCACGCGACGCACGGCAACCTGGACGCCGTGGCCTCGGTCATCAGCGTCGCTTCGCTGGGCAAGGGCCGCGCGGCCATGCGCATCCAGAAGGGCCTCGACGGCACCACGGTCCTGAACGTGAACCCGAAGTTCCTGGGGCTGCCGGCGGCCCTGGAGACCACGGCCGCCACGTTCCTGGTCCAGATCACGCCGGCCCAGCCCTCCAACGTCAACCCCTTCGCGGGGGTGCTCGAGCCGATCGTGGAGCCCCGGCTCGACGCGAGCAGCGTCACCGCGTGGTACCTGTTCGCCTCCGGCTTCGACCTGATCGAGATGGCGACCCTCGAGGGCGAGGGCGGCCCCATGGTCGAGTCGCGCATCGGCTTCGACATCGACGGACTGGAGATCAAGGCGCGCCACGACGTCGCGGCCAAGGTCATCGACTGGCGCGGCGCCTGGAAGAACCCCGGCGTCTAAGGCGAGCTGACGCTCAAAGGAGACGAGCATGAAGACTTACGTTCAGCCGGGCGAGGTCCTGGAGTTCACGGCGATCGCGCCCGGGGCCGTGTCGGGCACCGGGCAGAAGATCGGGGACGCCCTGGTCATCGCCACGCTCACCGCGGCCACCGGGCAGCCGTTCACGGGGCTCCGGCTTGGCGTCGTGGAACACGCCAAGCTGGCCGCGCAGGCGTGGACCGAGGGCCAGCAAGTCAACTGGGACGACACCAACAAGCGGTTCACCACCGTGACCACCGGCAACTTCCGGG